TTTGACGGGTCAGCGGGAACTATTAGCTTTGCAGACAGTTTCAATGGCAGTTCTTTGACAGACCACTCCACAGGGCAGTACGATATGAATCTTGCGTCAAGTATGTCCAACAGCACTTATCCTGCTAAGTTTAGCGGTACAGACAGGAATGACAATCGAGCCACTGCGCCTCTGAGTTCATCTTCTTGCAGGATGCTTAATAGAATGGGCGTTGATGGCAACTCACCTGTCGATAACGATGACACTAAGTGTCAGTTTAGTTTACACGGAGACTTAGCATAATGGCTGGTACAATCATAGCAGATACCCTGACCCACAGCACCGCAGGTTCGGTGACTACGGACTATGTTGTTAATGGTAGTGCGAAGGCTTGGGTTAATTTCAATGGCACTGGAACTATTGCGGCGCGTGACAGCCTAAACCTTGCTTCATTAAGTGACGATGGAACAGGAAGATACCGAGCAAATCATAGTTCTTCGATGTCCAACGCTAATTATTCAATAGGGTCTTTTGCTGGTGGCACAGACAATGATGCAAATATTTCTCTTGAGGCGACTAGCAACCACACTATGACAACAAGTGAATATACAGTTGTTGTGAGGCAGTCGTCTGGTAATAGTCTGGAAGATATGAGTTACGTTTTTGTATCAATTCACGGAGACCTTGCCTAATGACAACGACACCTGATTTCAAAGGCACTCACCTATTTGACAGACTATGCTGGGCTAAAGAATCGCTGGAAGCGGTACAGTCAGACTATCGTGTATGTTATGAAGATAGTGTTGATGAGTGCGCTAAGATACTTGTGCCTGACCCTAACTGGATGGCGTGTGCGCTACAGGGCGGCATCTTACCACCAGTGTGGGTGTATCACGAGTTGGCAAAAGACGAAGCACAACCTGATTTTAATAAGCATACTAGAGGTTATCTGTTGCATGAGACACAGCCTATTGAGGCTATGGACGAAAAGACCGCAATCGAATATCTCATAATGAAAGATATCAGTCCATCCATCTGGATGAACTGGGATGAGGGCAACCGCCCGAAGATGGTAATCTGCAAGAAAGAGCAGTTACCGCAACAACGAACGTGGCGCAATGCGTGGCGTATTTCTGATGAACTTAACTTAGCGGCTTAAGGAGACAACTATGGCTGTAACAACTTACATCGTGGACAAGGACGGTAATCAGATTGACGCTTCAACTGCAACCGTTCCAGCAAATCGTGACTTTCGCGGAGCGTGGACACTATCCGGCAACGTGATTAGCGAAGACATGACGAAGGCGAAGGAAATCTTCCGCGACAAAATTCGTGAAGTGCGTAAGCCATTGCTTGAAGCAAAGGACGTAGAACTGATGAAGGCTCTCGAAGCTGGCTCAGACACATCTGCGATTGCTACTGCAAAGGATGCGTTGCGTGATGCACCTGCCGCGTCTGCTATTGATAACGCTACTGACATTGCTGGCTTAAAGGCCGCTTGGGATGTAGCTGTACTAGGTGATAGCCCTTACTAATAGGAGTGATTTATGTCACGAGCAAGAGATTTAGCTGACTTAGGTGGTAGCGCAGATGCTGGTGGTATCACAGGCAAGAACCTCATCATCAATGGTTCAATGATTTGTAGCCAGAGGGGAACGAGTTTTACTGTAACAAACGAGTATGGTCTAGACCGTTGGTTTTGTCGTGAAAATACTGATGGGGCATTAACATTTTCTCAAGACAGTGAGTCTCCTGCTGGTTTTTCAAAGTCTCAAAAGGTTAATGTAGACACTGCTGATACGTCTCTTGGCATTAGTCAGTTTGCATATTTAGCACAACGAATAGAAGGGTATGTTATTGAGCCTCTTGCGTTTGGCAGTTCTGACGCAAAAACCATAACCCTTTCTTTTTATGTTCGTTGTTCTATTACTGGTAAGTTTGGCGGTGCTGTTTACAACGGAAGTAACAACAACCGTTCGTATGCTTTTACTTATGATGTAAATTCAGCGGATACTTGGGAACGCAAAACAATAACCATTACCGGAGATACTACAGGGACTTGGAATATAGATAACACACAGGAAATGACAGTGCTTTGGAGTTTGGGTAGCGGCTCAAGCGTTAAAAAAGCAGAAGGGTCTTGGGATGCAACAGCAAGTGTTCTGTCTGCAACAGAAGCTGATACAGAATTGCTAGAAAATGCTTCAGCTACTTGGTACATCACAGGCGTACAACTAGAAGTCGGCGAACAGGCCACACCGTTTGAACACCGTAGCTTTGGCGATGAGTTGGCTAGGTGTCAGAGGTATTTTCAAATTATCCCAAGTAATTCTGCGGCATATTCGTTTCCGCTTGTGCGACATCGGTCAGCTACTAATTCATATAGCGGAAGTTCGTACTATCCTGTCACAATGAGAACTAATGCCACAATGACTTTGGATACTTCTGGTAGTTGGATACATAAACCAAACACACGGCAGGATACGGGTTCTGCTACAGTAGTTTCTTCTTCCCCTAGTGTCTTTACCGTTGTTGCTACACCCTCAACAAACGATAGCACTCAATATTTGGCTTTTTCAAATAATAATGTAGAAGCGGATGCGGAGTTATAAAAATGAATATTACTAACGCACAATATTACAATGACCTTAACGGCAATCAATCTGGCGTTAAAGCCACCATTGATGGCACAGAGATGTTTGTACCCCTAGACCCAGCCAACCGCCACTACGCAGAAATCATGCGTCAGGTAGAAGCTGGCGAACTAACCATACAGGATGCTGACTGATGGACGAAACTAAAGCACATCTAGAGCGTCACGAAGCTGAGTGCGCTGTTCGTTATGAGCAGTTACAGGGCTGGATTAAGGCCTTAGACAAACGTATGTGGCGGTTAGAGGCACTGATAATGGGGTCTACTTTGGCAATGGTTGCTATGGCCGCCGCAGTATTTGCTAGGCTAATCTGATGATACCACACACCGATGAAACATGTCTTTTTATTGCTGGTCTATATTGGTGCAGGTGATGACCGCTATTTAGCGTCAGGCGACATGTTCTTTGCCAGCATTGACCGTTGTAACTGGTACGCAAGCCAAGTTTCTCGGCGGTTTGGAACTCCTAACGATTTACAGTATAATAGCACGAAGGATGCAGTAATTGCTTACTGTGTGCCTAAATATGTCAACGCTGACCTATTGCCGGAGATATACTAATGATTGCGGAGCTTATGGTAGCCAATCAATGCTTTGACGTGTTGAAAAAGACCGTCATGAATGGCCGTGATATTATGACGGCTGGGAAGGCTATCAGCAAGTTTGTACAGGCAGAAGAAGAACTGCAAGCGCGTGGCAACGCCAAGAAGAACAGCATATGGCGCAGGATTGGTGGCAGTGACGGAAGCGATCTTGAGGAGTTTATGGCCTTAGAGCAGATTGCCGCCAAGAAAGCAGAACTCCGGTCTATGATGCAGTTGTATGGTCGTGGCGGCATGTACAACGATTTTGTGCGATTCCAAGCCGAACAGCGCAAGAAAAGACAGGAAGCCATAGAAGACCAGCGTAAACGCCGTCAGAGGCTCGTACACGGCATTTTAGCCACAGTAGCCATAATTGTGACCGGAAGCATCATACTGGCTGTCCTGATCGCTCTGAGAGGCACGATGCGATGACTGTAATAGTATTTATTATGGTGTTTGTATTCCAAGATCGTCCATTGGATATGGAATATGCGTTTGTTGAGGAATGTCCAAGTATGGCGAAGGTGCAGGAATACCTGTCACAGCATCCATATAGAGATGAGATAGTCGCTTTCCAGCCAGCCTGTAAATCCATTGATTTAGGCAACTCCCTGTAAAAAACTTAAAATTAATTTACTTTTGTGCTTGACGTGTGTGTATAGTTAAACTATATTTAACTTATCAGAGAGAAAACAAAGGGAGATTATCTGATGAGAATATTAACTGCAAAAATTATCGCACCGATTATGGCTATGACCGGATTTCGGTTTTCCAAAAGCTACCGTTACGAAGAAACACGGTTTCACGCATTTGTTTATGCGTTGGTGTCAACACCAAT